TCAATCCGACTTTTTCGCCACGAATCGGATCTCATCCCGGTGCTCAGGCAACCATCTGCACTTGTTCAGGCACCACCACGGAGTGATGATGAACCGACCATCAGCTTTCGCTTTCCTGTCGGGATGAGCGCCAGACACAGCACAGTCCAGAGAACACAGCATCAGGGCTTGGACGCGTTCTCCGTGCGGGCAACGCAAGTTTTCCTCTTCTTCGGGCATCGGTAGCGGCATGGTGTCTCTCCTTCTTTGGAAAGGAGGATATGGAATAGGCTCGCGAGTGGCAATATCTAATGACTGGTTACGGAGTGGACTTTTACCCGCAATTCCGGCGGCGACTGCCTCCCCTCCCTCTCGCTCTCATAACTGCTCTTGCAATGTCCCCTCTGCCAGAAGAACAGCCCGTCCACGAGCTTGCGTGGCCATGCCCGCACGCCGTCCCGCGCCCAACGGTAACAGCGCGAGGAAAGGGTTTCGTCGGGCCAGCCGCCGAGAAGCGTATTGATAAGCTGATCAACGGCGATCAGAGTGCGCTTCCCGTAGTTCATGCTTCTCCCCCGCCCGGCATTGAGATGTTGACTGTGATGCCCTGTACCTCTTCCAGCGTCATACAGGCATCAAGCCTATCTTCAAGGGCTTGCCTCTGTCCGATGATCGAACCGGAAGCAACGGCGAATGCGTCGGCCTTGGCAAGCACGCGTTTGACAAGATCGGCAAGCGAAATGCCTCGTGCTTGAGCAAGCGCACTCAAAAATGGGGTGGATGACATGGCGTCGGAAGCATACGCACGAGCTTCGTTCTCTTGCTTATCAAACGTGCTGATTTCACGGTCCGGGTAGGTTGCCGTAAGTGTAGCGATGGCCCTATCCGCAACCGCGTTAATCTCGGACAGCTTCGCGAATTTTACTCCGGCAAGCCGCTGGGCCTCCTCTTCCGGCGTGTGTGTTACGGGCTCCAGCACCCACGTCTGCCACCATTTCCCGTCCCGCTGTTCCGGCGTACCTTCGATAAGACGATGCGTCCACGAATCATAAGCCGGGGGCGTGGTCAGGATGAGGACGGCGTATCCGAAGGGCGCGAGGATTTCGTCCGTGAGTGGAGACGGGAAAGACACATTCTTATACTTACTGCGGAACAGCTGTTCGGATATAATAGAAAGAGTTGATGTATTTATAAGCATAGTATTTCCTTATTTATAATTGTCGTCACACCAGAGGGGGATTTCAAGAATGGGGCACGCCATTCGAGAGGAGTCTTTACTATCAGTATCGACAAGTCCAGATGAAGAAATAATTACATACGAAACTGTAGTATTTCTTTGGGTAGATGACCAAATATTAGCTTGGTTAGATGATAAAGAAAGATTGTGATTTTCTCCCACGGTAGGGTCATTTGCGTCTATAAAAGATGATTTTGAATATAAAAAACATGCGGTCTGTAGATTCGGCATCTGAGCATTCGTCCCAAGAATAGTGTGGCTAAAGCAGTGCGCGGCGGCAGGGACTCCAATAGTGCCTTTGCTATCTATACCTGTGTTCTGAGTCATTAAGTAACTTGTGTTTTTCCTTGAAGTTCCCATATCTTTTCGTGGAGAAGACAAAATACTCGCTTCTTCAAATCCTTTTTTTAGATAACCAAGAGATACTACAGTATTTGCAAGACCAGAGAGTTGTACATCATATTTCCCCCACTTCAACTTAAGGTCACGATATTGGGCATCAAGTACAGCGATCCAATAATTACCGAGCTTACCAGCGATAGTAGCCTTGTCGTCTACACGTTCACCAGTTCTATCTTTGTAGAGGGGGATTTCGAGGATGGGGATAACACCATAATAACCACTATTTTTATTCTGAGCTGTGGCACGCCCATTAAGGTCTAAAGCAACAACGCTTGATATGGAGTCCCCTGCGGTAGAGGAACAAACACTAGAGTTGCCAAAACCCCAGTTAGACAACTTTTTAGCAGTGTTTGACGGGGCAGTTGGGTCATTGGCGTCAACATAATCTTTCTTACTGTACACAAAAGCCAGAGCTTGCACGTTCGGCAACTGCGCGTGCTTACCGTCGATTGTAATATCGTAGCACATCTTAGCAGCGGGGAAGTTTTCAGCAAGATTGACTTGATTCCGATAGTCTGTGTTCCACTTTGAATTATGGATATCAAAGAGCTGTTCAGTAAGGATGGTGTTCTCCGTAGAAGAAGATGTAACTACGAGAGAACCTGATGTAGCGGGTAGTCCACTCGTAGTAGACGTGCCGGCTTGCGTTTCATTCGCACGGTAAGCCGCATCGAGTACCGCTATCCAGTTGTCTCCGAGCTTACCGATGATAGTAGCTTTATTGTCGATACGTTCTCCTGTTCTATCTTCGTATGCAGGGATTTCGAGGATGGGGATGATCTGAGTCGAAGCCCCGGAACCATATCCATTGATTAAAATACTACCAGAACTGTCCACCATAAAATAAGAGGTACCCGCAGTACCCGCATATATCTGTGTAGAAGACCCGGCTGCTTTAGTAAAAGAATCACTTCCCCAAGAAGTTAGCCCTTGGGTTGGATAAGAACTTAGTGTGGGGTCATGTTCATCTACGAAGTCCCTCCGTGACCAAACAAAACAAAGCGTCTGTATATTGGGCATTGATGCAGTAGTACCATTAATGGAAATACCTGTACAATGACTTACTGGCAAATTAGGCAAAGATGAAGTGGCTGCACCAAGGTACGCATAATTTGTTTGTTCGCTTGTTAAGAAATCCACAGGTACAGTCGCAAGCAACTCTGCCGCAGACATCCCTGTGGTAGGATTACTATAAAGGGTTTGCGTAACACCATGCATGGTGGGCACATATCCTTCTGGGACATACATTACAAAATTATCCCGGTACTCCGCATCCAACACAGCTATCCAATTATACCCCAACTTCCCGATAATCGTAGCTTTTCCATCTACACGCTCACCTGTACGGTCAACTTCGCCCGGAGTGAGATTGTTAATCAAAAGATCTTTCAACATGCCTTAGACCCCCGCCCCATACTTCAGACTTGCACTGCCCATCCATGTCGCCCCACCATCATCAGTCACGAGCACTACCATATCAGTTCCCGCAGCGGTCAGCGTGGGAGCCTTGCTATTCGCCCATGAAATCGTTGTAGGCCATGTCACCACAGCCGATCCGCCGTTAGTCAGACGCAGTACCACGACTACAGCCCCGCCCACCGGAGCGTTACTAAACGCCAGCGTCACTGCGCCGCCAACGGTCGCACTAACGGATAGTCCGGCGGACAGGTCGATGGTCACGTCGCCAGAGATGGTGCCGAGCGCTTGCAATTTTTCCGCAACGGAACCGAGAGATGTAATCACATCAGCCCCCCCCGGTTCATGCGAAACGTGATGCGGCATCAGCGATAAGATGCCATTCATCGTCGAAATCGTCGTTTGGTCGCCACGACATACGCCAAGCTTTGTCGGCGTGGCGGGGACAACATCGGTGACAGCTTGTACGTTTTCAAGGATTTGTTCGCACCTTGCCTGAATAGCTTCGCAAGCCCCTTGAGAAAGGCCAGCGGCTTTCGCGGCGCCTGGGGCCATTTTGATAGCAGACATAGCCGTCCACACCGCTAGAATAGCCGCTATATTTGCCGAGTTGTTCTTTACTGAATCAATATTCGTAGCAACGGTGTCTACAGAACTCTGGGCGATATTGACAATTTGTTCGTTTGTTAGCTGGCTCATGTAACAATTTCCTTTCCGGGGCATTCCGTGTTAATATCAATTCCTATCAATGCCTCAGCGGTTTCAGAGGTAGCTTGCCTCTTGATTTCCATCAGTAAGATATTGATGAACTGATCAAAGCTGATAAGATTACATTTTCTGTAGATCATGCGGCTTCGACCTCTTCCGCCGTGGCAGCGACCTCCACAGCCGCCTTGCGTTCCCCGCCGCGCTGCATCGTCTCGTTCTTGTGCTTCATGGCCCCGCCCGCGTAGAGCGCGAGGAAGCCCGGCGCATCGAACGTCAGGCGCGCCAGTTCGCCGTCCGGCGTGTAGGCGTTCCACGTCACGGAGTCCGGCAGGCCCGGCATTCCCGATTGCTTCATCAGGCAGACGTTCGCCGTATCCGCAAAATTCTGCTGGTCAAAGGTGTCATAGCTGAAATGATAGGTGACTCCGCCCACGGCATAGTCGAACCCGGAAGCAATGGCGGCGGACGTTTCAGCGTCGATCCATGCCTTCTTCGCTGCTTTCAGTTCCTCCAGCGTAGGCGTTTTGGCGGATTCATCCTGTACAACTTCGGGGTGCCGCTTCACATAGTCAGCAAGCACATTATGCATGTCCGTCCACTCGCCATCGTTCGGGACATGATAGAGGCCGCTTCCAAGAACAAGATCCACCCGTTTAAGCACATAGGAGCCATCACCGCGCAAAATGATTTCAGAAAGATCCCATTTGTGGTTCGCCTCATCCAAAAGAATATCGCCATCAATTGTATATTCCACGGTGTTACCCTACCTGAAAAAATACGCCGAATTCTTCATCAGGGAAATTATCTCTGAAAAAGGTCCCAAAGACGTGTCCGCCCTCATAGACTCCGGGTTGTATCGTTGTGTTGAAATACCACAAGGTGATCGGATAAAAGACGGCGAACTGTCCGCCGCTCGGTCCGACGACCCTATGTGTCGAACTAGATACCCATTCCGTACGTCCTCTCCGTATTGCCCCGGTGATGAGATTCGTATTCCCCGCCATCCCAACGCTACCCGCACTGTTCGCATAGTTGGCGGAATTGGCATAGTTCACGCTGAAATTTGAGGGGTTGTAGACGTACATGTTGACGCCGTCATTACCTCCCCACAGCCAACCGGGTTGGCCTCCCTGCCCCGCCCAATTCCAGACGGTATCGACGCCCCCTTCCCTGCGCAGGCGGTTCGCGGCCCATGCCGTCCCGCCATTTGCCGGAGCACTTCCGGCGGTATCTGCGTATCCGGCGGTATCGGCTTTCGCATGTATTACACGGCCATCCATATATGCCTCCCCCGTGTCCGGGGAAAAACGAAATGAATGCCCTTGATTGCCACGCGCCCCAGAGAGCACGATTACCCTTCTTCCGCCGTCAACAACCTGTTTTATTTGTATGTCGTTGATTTGGAGAGGGCTATCCGCCACAAGTTCTCTCGTGCCGTCTTCATAAGTCACAGCAGCAAGGGACGTTATATCTCCCCTGCTATTTTTTGAATAGAATTGCGTGTACTTAGCATTATCAGATGCGCGCTGTATGACATCGAACCCGCCCATGACCACGCTGTTTTTGTCGGCAAGAAACAGGCCGCGCTCAGTAGAGGTAGAGGGTGCAGCCCCGATCGCATTTTCAAGATCATTGATCTGGATGCTGCCGGACAGAACGCCGCCGCCAGTTGAGAGCGCGGGCTTGTACTCCCCGCCTCCGGTCAGGAAGCTTTCCCGCTGGCTGGCGGCTGCGGGCGGAACAAGGCCGCTGGTTCCGGCAGATGATGCCGTCGCGCCCTCATACTCAGGTACGGAGATGATGCCGTTTGTGTTACGAATGCCGTCACCGAGCTGAGCGACAGAAATAAATTGTATCCAGTTCGTCCACGTACTGTTGGGGATTCCGTATCGAATATACCTTCTGTTATTGTTAAATTCAGTAAAAAATTGGAATATTGCCGTGGTTGAAACGTAGCAGTTAAGTTCTCCACCCCTACCGATATTTGGAAAATTTTCTCCTGCGGCGGCATCCGAAAAAAGCCAGTTGCCAGCCTTGGTATACGCGTTCAGATCCGAAGCTGTATTGATCCGGATATTGTCCCCAATCTGCCCCCGCGCACTCGCAAGATCCTCAAGGTCTCCCCCAATCGCCACGTCTTTTGGAAAAGACCACGTTCCGTCAGACCCCAAAACCTTCCCGGCATCAGCCGCAAGGGGAGGAGGTACCAACCCCGACACACCCGCTTGCGCAGACGTCGCGCCCTGCATCTCGGGTACGGAGATGATGCCGTTTGTATTACGGATTCCGTCTCCGATCTTATTCCCGGTAAGTACTTGATTCCATATTTCCCATGTAGTTCCGCCAGATATGGATGTTCTCCAGTATATGCCATTTCCGGATACCATAATCTGAAAAAGGCGATTGCCGTTGCCCTGCATTCCTGAGACAAAAAGCGATCCTATTGATGCTCCGGATATTCCGATCGGGCCATTTTTGGGATTACCTGTCGTTCTGTAAAAACCAGGTACAGTCAACATGTTGAAATCTAAATCGGCAAGCTGCCTTGCATCCCCAATCTGCCCCCGCGCGCTCGCCAGATCCTCAAGGTTCCCCCCAATCGCCACGTCCTTCGCCGAGATCGTGCCGTCTGCCGTGACGGAAATCGTCAGCCCATCAGGCATGACGGAACCGCGAGAGGTCGTCGTTGCGGGCAGTACGGCGACTTTTTTGGTTTCCTCACAGGCAGCTTCCGCAGCCGTTTGCGCGGCGGAGGCGACGTTGGCGAAATCGGCGGCAGCCGTAGCGCTGGAGGCGGCGTTCGTCTCGCTTACATCGGCAGCAGCGGCGGAAACGGAGGCTTCTCCAGCCTTCAT